ATGGGTCCTTATAAAATGTGATTTCAACCAGAGGGTTGAGAAATAGTTTGAAAACAATATATCATGAAGAGTAGGTTGCGGATTTAAATCGGTTTCGTATTTTTCAATAATATTTCTATAAACGTGTCGTAATAATTCCTCTACTTTAAACCAACGAAATCCTTTTTTTGATGGCAGTGGCATTGGAAATATACGTGGTTCAGCATTAAACCATGTAAGTATTGGTATTAAATAATACTTTGATTCTGGACACCGTGCTACATTTTTCCATTCCGTGTAAAGTGTGAAAAACCACTGAAATTCATTTTTATATGTATAATATTCGTGTTTATAATAATCAGTGTGTCCAAACCCTATTAAAAAATCGTTATAATTTTCACAACAATGATAATAATCACATCCAAAACATCGAATAAATTGCGGACTATTCATCCATTCCGTCAGTTTTTTTTTGTTTTTTTCCGTGTCAATTCTGGAATAGTTGGCAAGTGTTAGAAATGGGTGGTTTTTAACCACATTAGTTAGATTTTTTAATACGTGTCTTTTTAAAAAAGGCCGTGAAACAAGTTCACCAACAATATAGCTACTGACATCTCTAACATTTCTCGTACATATAGCAATCATTGGCACTATATCGTCTTCTATTGGTTGGTCATAACTAGAACACGACATAATACTATTTGAGACTAATTTTGTTAGTTCTTCTCTTCGCCGATTTTGGAATTGCGAAACTTTTAATCGTCTAACCTGTTTAGGATCTCTATTAATATTAGGCATTGTATTTTTGCGTAATTTTTATAGAAAATGAATATTATTTATCAACTTTTTATGTAATATTTATAATATTGGTTTAAAGTTTGCTGCTGATAGTTCATATAATTTAGTTATTTCTTATAGAGATTGAATCATCGATACTACACCATTCATATCAGCTCCAATAACACTATTTTGAAACGCGCCATTTTTGATAAAAACAAAAGTGGGCAGACTCTGGATTTTAAATTCATCACTGACTTCAGGTGATTCATCAACGTCACATTTGATAACGAACACATTGAATGATGAAAATGTTGTTTCTAATTCTTCGACTTTCTTTGCAATATTATTACATGGTCCGCACCATTTCGCACAAAAATCTACAACAATAAGTTTATCTTTGTTGTCACATACAATTTGTTGAAATTCAGCTAATGTTAATGGATGATGTATCATAATATACTATTTAAATAAATATTATTTTTAAATAGTAATTATTACTTTTTGTATTTTTATGATTTATTTCTATTCTTTTTTTTATAGTTTAGAAGTGTAATGTATTTAATGTATTCAATTCGAAACACATTTTGGCAACGTTTTATGAACCAATTCTTCTACACACGGACAGCACGTTTCATACATACTTCCAAGACATTCGATACAGTTGCTGACTGAACCATGTGCACACGTATTTGTGCAATTCAACACTTGAACACCACATTGAAGCCAAACGACTTTATCACAATCCGTCATCATAATACGAATATTCGGATTATATTCTTCAATTTGAAGTTGATGAACCACGCTACTAATAGGTTCGATATTAAGTTTAATAAGATATTCTGTCAAATTAACTTTGACATTTGTCATCGATTTAATAAAAAAGATGTCAGCAAAATCATAATTCATAGACACATTTTGACTCGAAATACTTGAAATTCCACATAGAAATAAAGCAACCGTTAGGATGGTAATGCGCACTGACATAATATAAAACTGAACTATTTCATATTATGTGTTATATTTTTATGTATTTATGTATTATGTATTAATTAATTAATTAATTAATTAATTAATTTATTTATTTATTTTCCTGCACCTTTACGTTTGGGATGGTTCTTAGGAAGCAATGACAAATTCTTGTTAGGGTCTTTTTTTGCGCCACTGGCGCCACTGGCGCCTTTCGCACCACCAAGACCACCCATACCACCCATAGCTGAAAACATATTCATCATCATAGATGGGTCAAATCCACCAGTACCACCGGCACCACCAGCCAATCCTTCAAATCCAGGCATATTCTTAAAATTACCCATAATCGAATTTGCTTCATTGAAAAGAGCATCTTGATTCAATTCACCACTTTCGATCTTGCTTTGTAATTTTCCACTAATGTTTTGAACGAGTCCCATAAGGTTCGAATTTTCACCAGATAACAAACCTTGTAAAAGCGCCTGGGGATTATTAGGGTCGATATTTAACGTTGATGGGTCAATTCCAGCAGCGATCTCTTTTGCCAAATTACCAATCATTCCACCAAACATTTGTTCCGTCATCTTTTCCATTTCAGGTGGAAGTTTAACATCTTCCTTTGGTTTGGTGCTATTCGTATCGACTGTTTCGGCTGTTGTAGATGTATCTACAGATGTATCTGCAGTATTTGCAGCACACCCAGCTAAAGGAATTTGCATATTGGCGATAATTTTCATAAGTTGTTCCGTTTGTTCTTTCATATACGATTCATCAAACCCCATAGATTTCAATTGCTCTACAACATTTTCATCATCATTATCATCCGTGTTTAAGGATTTTAAATATTTATGTGATAATAAATATAACGATTCTAAATATTTCCATATGACTTCCTGATTTCCAGAACTTTCCGGGTCGTTCATAATGCTTTGAATATCAACACCTTCCAAGAAATCAGCCTTTGTAAAAAGTTCCGCTGATTTTGATGCTATACATTCACTTAGTGGATTAATATGAATAATAAAATAATTCAAATACACAGTATTTGTTTCCAATGCAACATTGTATTTTGAATTAAATACTTGGATGGATTCGGCTAAATTAGGATAAACGGATTCAATATCTTGAAGTAATTCGCACACAGTTTTATTAAAACGTTGAGTTAATTGTTTGCTATCGGTTGTTGTCATATAATAAAATCTATATACATCTCTATGCGAATATTTATATTCAAATCAAACGTAGTATTTAATATAAATATTATTCATATAATTTGATACACGTGAATAGTAAATTCTAATATTTTATTATTTCATTTGAAAATATTGATATGATTTATATTTTATGTTGTATATAATATAAAATGACCAATCATTCTAAAAAGTTAATAAAATATTCTAAGAATATTAAACCCATTACAAAACGTCGTAGATATAGACGTAAAAATAATATGCTAAATAAGATATTACACGGCGGTTATGTTCATCAATTACCTTTTACATTAGGAAATGATATAGAATATATACTTAATTACGACAGTGATTCCATAAAATATAAATTAGAACAAAAATCTACAGTCGAGCCAGTTATAAATGAAGAAGATTTATCCACATTTATAACACAACTTATATCTACTGAAAAAAGTGAGATATCGGAAAAATTATATGAAAAATTAGCTGAAAAATTAGCTGAAAAATTAGCTAACGCATTACATTTTAAAAGTTTATATGATGCCTTGATTATTATAAAATTGAAAGATGATGTGTATACTAAAATAACTATAAATGATTTCAGTCAGTTGTTATCTAATACTGTTGCAAATAACATTATATCATTTCTCGATGATGATAATATGATTAAAAAAAATTATATAACATTAAAAGGGATATATGATACTATTCTGCAAAACATACTTTTAGATAAATTACAACAAATTTATCAAAATATTCCTTTATCTAAAATAAACCCCAAATTACCAAGTTTAATAACAGCTACCTCCCCTGTATTGGGGTCAGGGGCTTTCGGTAAAGTATTTAAAGTATTAGTAGAAGGAACCGATTGTGCACTAAAAAAGATAATCAACGCAGGAGGTGATGACCGTAATATGGATGATATTCTAAAATTAATGTATGGTGAGGTTATCACATACAATACAATATCGCAATTACTGTGTGATACTAATAATAAATTATTTTGTAAGTTGATACATGTTTATTTCGATTTTACTACTTATACTATATACGTATTAATGGAATACTGTGGTAGTAATTTATATGATACGGTTACTAAATCAGAATTCACTACTGAGAAAATTAAACCCAATGTATATAAATGGCTTATAAATACCGCTAAGGGGTTACAATGTATGCATAATTCAAAATATGCTCATTTAGATATTAAACCTGATAATATTGTAATAGACGAACAACAAGAATCAAAACTCATTGATTTTGGATTAATATTTGATTTTACTAAAAGCACTGACATCGGCTTGAATGGTACATTAGATTATATGCCATTAGAAAGAATAACTGGTAGTACAATAAATGTAGAGAAATGTGATGTTTATTCGTTGGGTATCACATTTATAGAATGTGCGTTTGCTTTGCATTATCCGAATAGATATAAGCATATTTATCAAGGAACAAATTTGCCAACTGTATTAAATACATTTTATGGTATATTACGGGCTGAACATGTCGTATCAGAATCAATCCCAGAAAAATTAAGATTATTAATATTAGATAATGTTACGTTTGCATCATCTGCATGGACAACATATAAAATAGATACGGATTTTTTACATGAATATACATTACTCAATTTATATATGGATATAATGACAATTCATACCGACTATCCAATATTAAGAAGAATGATTATAACAAACCCTAATGATAGATGTAGTATAGCTGACATTATTTCGGATTGTTATACAATGCTCAAGACTTTAAATATTCCAAATATATTATAAAATAAATAAGTTAAAAATTATAATACGAATAAAACTAATATAAATAGTTGTATCTCGTGAATCAAGTTGAATATTATATCAGTTGTCTAGTCGTTTATCACATATTATTCTCTATAATGTGATAAAAAACTATGGATTTTCGAAATCAGTGTTGAATATTCATCTGTCTGGGATAACGTAATTATACAAACTACAATTACATTGTCGCACGCCACGATTTGTAAGCACCGACCGAAAAGTACCGTGGATGAATCAGGTGTCTCATATCGGGTTGCTGTGCAATCGATAGTTTATGAGGATTCTCAATTGGCTGGTTTTCACACAATACCGTTCTCACCCCATTCACGGTCTGTGTGAGAGTGTATTCAATTGGAATTGCGAATGGGTCAATCATTCCATCAGCAGTTCGCGTGCAAATCTCGCATTTCATACAGCATTCGAAAAAGGCTTCCGTTGTTCCATCCTTGTACGCAAATATGGACCGATAATCAAAATACTGGCGTTTCGGCGCAAGTGCGCGCATAACAGCATACAAATCGCTTCCGTTGAGCTTACATTCTTCTACAAAATCCTTGACCACGGATGCGAGCTTTCCAACACCAAAGGAGGTGTCTTCCCCACCTACAGCTCGCGACCCTTGAGTGTCGTATATTTTCCTAATTTTATCGACGGATATATCAAAAGGGTCCCCCTGAATCTCGGGAACTTCAATTTTTTTTGTAGAAATGTCCGGCCCAAGGATGTGTTTCAAATCATCCAATTTGATTCCGCTCCCAGTTACATACGTAGTTTCATCGAAAGTAGCCATATTCGTATTGATGTGTTTTTATACCTGAATTATACAAATATAAAGACATAATCAAATTTTTAATTATATGTGTACAATTGAACAAATAAATCTAATAAATGAAAGGTTCGTATAATATTTCGTCATAAAATTCCTAGAAAATTACGAATGCTTATAAAAAACAGAAATATGGACGATAATAAGTTCCAAATATAATTAGATTTATTATTTACACATTATCGTCGTCTTCATCGTCCTCGCTTTTGTCGCTTTCCGGATGGGCTGCATACCAGCACTCGTCACATGACATCCCCCAATTAGCGTCCAACCAGTAAGTTATGGGGTTTTTTTCAAGGTCAGTTTCTTTTTCACATTGGTATTCAAATCTGCAGCAGTAGGGGCAAGTTTCTTCCTCGCCAATAAGTCTGTCAATTTGGTCAATCTGAACCTGAAACACTTTATCGTTAATTTCCGTTTCACCACTCAATGCCTCCTTACAATACGTACGACAACGTTTCAATTGCTCTAAAAGTTTTTCGTTCTCCTTCTTGAGTTCTACAATAAGAAGTTCTTGCTCTTGTTCTCGCTTGAAATCTTCTTCCTTTGTTTGTTGTTTCGACGACATTTCGTACGTGTTTGCTTTTTTAAATGTGTTCCAATGTATCGTATTGAATTGTTTCAATTTTTATTGAAACATTCAATAAATCATGCATCATTATATTGTGTATCTTAGTGTTTATAAAAGGAAAGTTCAAATATGTATGAAGATATAGATAAATTACTTGAAACATTTATACGTAATAATTACGTTGACATAGACGATGTAATCTATACGATAACACTCCATCGTGTTTTAGTATAGACTATAGTAATGATCAGTATTTTATTCTATTTTTTGTAAATATAATTTTTGGGAGAATTATAATCTGGCAATTGAGCAACCGAATCTTTCCAACTTTTTAAACCAATATTATCAAATGCCATTTCACTATTAGTATTTTGGTCATAAAAACCTAATAAATATCGATTTTGTTTAATAATATTACGTAATCGTTCTGCCATAGGTTTATTTGATATTTTATCAGGTACTGTATATTTTTTGGCAATACTCGGTAGTTTAATAATATTTTTATTAAAATTATCTAAAGGTATATGTTTATTAATAACTGGATTTTCATTATTAGGTTGTGCTATCATAACAGAATAATCATCTTTTAAATTTATAATATAATGATATAACCCATATGAGGATTGAACTGATTTAGCATTTAATCTTTCTGGAATATCTAAACTGTTTTTATTATTATGTATTAAGTTATATATATTTATTTTATCTTTGATATCCGGTATATCTAAAATAGTATGAATCGATATTCTAGCTTTTGAATCCAATTCTAACATTCTTTTAAGAATGAATGCCCAAATTTGATTATCGGAACTATTTGATTTTATATTAATAGGTTTATAATACCCTTTGGTTATTTTTTGATTTAACATATTAATATTATTTGCTTCAAACGGTTTTTCCAATGTTATTAATTCATACAATATACAACCCAATGACCAAATATCTGTTTTTTTATCATAACAGTTAGCATTGTTTTGTTCAGGTGACATAAAATATGGTGTTCCGATTTTGGTACAACAATACGCATTAATATTATCTAAACAAATTGATGCACCAAAATCACATATTACAATTTTTGTAGGATTATCTTTGTCATTTAGAAGTATATTGGCTGGTTTTAAATCTCGATGTATTACACTATTTGTGTGCAAATATTGTATACCTAAACATATTTGAATAAATATTGTCCAAATTACATTATTTGGAATACTTTTACCAATAGCTCTATATTTACATATTAGATTATTTAAATTACGTCCTTCATATAATTCAGTAACAATATCAAGTCTATATTTTTCCTTAATATATGATACATCCAACGCATGTAATAAATAGGGACATTTATTAAAAAATAGTATATTCATTTCGTGCATTTGACGACGATAATCATTTGTATGTCTAAGTTGGGAGGTATTTATGCGTTTCAAAGCATATGTTTGATTTGTATCTTTCTTTTCAATGATATATACTGACCCATACGAACCACTTCCTAGATTACCTTTTATATTATATGTGTTTTCTGTTTTTTCATTAGAAAACATAGTTGCTTGTTCTTTATATCATGTAATTACACTATAAATCTTCATAATGTAAAAGTATTTAGATTATAAAGATTAATTAACATCATGCAAAAATCAATAAATATGTGCTAAAGCACGACGCTGTAAGGGTTAACCGTCTACTATTTTTGTCGCAACTTTTTTCTAAAAAGTTGATTCTTGTAATTGAACGTGTTTTGTAGGCTTCATATTTGATGATACATAATCATATAAAAGAAATCCAGATGAAATAACATACAACACAATTCCACACCAATCATATATATTAGATATTTTCTCATTGAATGCTAATACAGATATAATAATTATACTAAAACGCCGTATCATTTCTAATGATGAATATAATACATTATTTGATACACTCGTGTTCGCATGTATATTTGCACTCATAATGTACATTTTTGCGTATAATGATATTTGAATCGATGTCCCAATAGAAATATAATTAGATATTGCAAATAAATCACCCGGTGGTGGATACAATACTGTGTAGTATATAGACGGTATGATTGATACAATAAGAGACGATATTTGAAATAAATATTGAGAATCAAAAGATGACATTTTATAATCCCTTGTTGCTTTTTCTAATAGAATATTATACGATGCTGTTAATAGACCGGTCGCGATTATAATATAACACGAATGCGAATTATCAAATTCGCTATTAGGAATTAGAATGAATATTATACTTATCAATATGAAACATGAACTAATAATATAGTATTTAGAAATAGGTATAAACATGAAAAAACGAATAAATGGTATATTAAAAATAATGAAACTACCTCGAAGAATCATATATGTGCTCAATGGAACATATGTTATACTATAATACAATAACATGGATTCGAATGAATATAACATACCCGCACACACTGGATAACGAATGATATTTTCCGTCCAGTACTTTTTATATGATATATTTATGGATAAAACACACGATATAATAGTCGATATAGGTATTCCACTCATTGACATTAATGTTATCCACCAAAAATTCGTATAATTGTATGTATTCGTTATTATTTTGATATTGATTATATAAATAATAGAAAAAAATAAAAATATGAAACACGCAATTATAAGTTTGTATGACATTGTATTATCTATTTTGAAATTTATTCTTAATACGAAATAAATTCCAGAATAGTTCATCACATAATAGAACTATCATAATATGTGCCAAATATAAAATCAGCGCCTGGTAAGGTAACATTATAATTCCCTTTATGAACACCCTTTCGTAAATGATGCATACGATGGTTCGCCTTTAACCAGTCATATAGGTTCGTATTATTAACGTTTATGATACCAAAGATACGTT